AAATCAAAGTAATACCCGAAGCAGTAGATGGATCAATTTTCCAACCAAATGATAATGCTACTCTCCCAGAATATAATGATAAAAGGTTTAAGTTTGTATTATTTGGGAGATTTGATTATAGAAAAGCAACTAAAGAAATTATAGAATCTTTTTTAAAAGAATTTAATAAAGATGAACCTGTAGATTTAATAGTATCAATTGATAACCCATATGCTAAGGATAAATTTGAATCTACAGAAGATAGATTAAAACATTATAAATTAAATGACCCCAGAATTAAAATTAAACACTTTCCTACTAGAAAAGAATATATAAAATATTTACAAAAAGGTCATGTATTTTTGTCATGTGCTCGAGCTGAAGGGTGGAATTTACCTTTAATTGAAGCTATGGCCTGTGGTACACCTTCAATATACTCTAATTGTAGCGCCCAGCTGGAATTTGCAGAAGGGTTAGGATTACCTGTAGATATTAAGTCTATGTCAGAAGCTAAACAGGGAGAATATAGTAGCTTTTCTCAATCCTTATTAGCTGGAGAATTTTATGAACCAGACTTTGATCATTTAAGAAAAGTAATGAGGGATGCTTATAAAAATTATAAACACCACAAAAAACAAGCATTAAAAGAATCAAAAATAATCAGAAAAAAGTTTACATGGAAAAATGCAGCTAAGTTAGCAGGTAAAGAAATAGAATCTTTACTAAATAATCTACCAAAGAATAAAATAGAAATAAGCTTTAATTTAGGACCAAAAGTAGAAGTATTAGGACATCATAATAATAATTATTTTATTGAATTTATAAATGGCGATACTAATGAAGTAATACATAGTGATACTATAAGTAATAATATGTGGACTAAATGTAGTAAATCTTATTATATACCCTGGATAATTAAAGTAAATGGTAAAATTGTACATAGATTTAACCTTACAAATAATAAAGTTAGAATTAACTTTGAATCTAAATCTATTGGAGATACAATAGCATGGATCCCCCAAGTTTTAGAATTTTATAAAAAACATAAATGTGAAGTTGTCGTAAGCACCCACCATAATAGTTGGTTCCAAACACTACCAGAATATAAAGATTTAACTTTTATAAAACCTGGATCAGCATATGATGCTTATGTTATATATGAAATTGGTTGGTTTAGAGATGAAGATGGTGGGTGGAAAAATTTTAATAATCACCCAACTCAAGTAAATACTATTCCTCTAATTCAAGCTGCATCTGATATTTTAGGTTTACCTTATAAAGAATTACATTATGGTATTAACTTTACCCCTAAAAAAAGGCCTATAAAAAACAAATATATTTGTATAGGTCCAAGATCAACAGCTGGGTTAAAAGAATGGCCTTATGAAAGTTGGAAAAAATTAGTAAAAAAATTACATAGTAAGGGGTATAAAGTAGTTAATCTATCTAAAGAAGGATTTAAAGGAACAAATATAATAGATAAAAAAAATCTAAAATGGGAAGATACATTAAACTATCTACATCATGCTGATTTGTTCATAGGATTAGGCTCAGGTTTATCTTGGGTAAATTGGGTATTAGATAAACATACTATAATGATTAATAATTTTATTCCTTATGGGTATGAATTTACTCATAATTTAACTAAAATAGAAAATCATAGTGTATGTAATAATTGCTGGGTAAGTAAAGAATTAGTATTTGATGCTGGTGATTGGGATTGGTGTGGAAAACACCAAGGAACAGATTTACAACATATATGTCAAAAATCAATTACAGTTGATCAAGTTTATAATGAAGTTATAAATTACCTTTACCCAAAAAATAATAATAACTTTATATGGATAACAGGAGGTGATAAATCTTATCTTCCTATGATAAAAGTATTAGCTAAAAGTTTATTAAAATATTCTAAACATAAATTAATAGTGTATGGATTTAACTGTGATTCGAATATAGAATTGCCTAATGTTATAAACAAAAGAATAAATTATAGACCAAAACCTAAAACTCAACCTACGGGTGAACTTGATTTATTTAATAAAGATTATTCTATTTATTTTGCTAAATATTTAGCCAGCATAGATTCTTTAAACGAACCTTATGATAAATTTGCTTGGATAGATGGAGATGCCTTTGCAACAGAAAATATAGATAAATCTATAAAATATATAAATAATTTAAAGGATTATCCTTTATTTATGACTTATTATCATCAAGATATAAATCATTGGAGAACCCATAAGGATATAAGATTAGAAGGTAATTATGGGGGCGAATTAGCAGCATTAAAGGGTATTCAAAGAAACCCTAATGGTAAACTAATTGCTACTGGTTTTTATTTTTATGATAAACGAAGTAAATCATTTTTTGAAAAATGTATTCAATGGAATAAAGATTTAAATAAATATAGTGTAAAAATATATGCTGATGATAATGCATTTTCAGAGGAAAGAGTAGCTAATAACATCCTATGGGAAGAAAACAAAAAATTAGATTTGCCTATAACTTGGAATAATTATTATAGTTCTGAGGATGAAACTAAAGTTAATCCTTATTTTTTAAAACAAGGATTTGACGTAATGTATGACAAAAGCAATCTTGACCCCTATTTTATTCATGGGCCTGACCCCTCAGTAAAACAAAAAAACGCAGATATTTTAAATAATTCTTTTAAGGATTATCAAACAACAAAACTAATGATAGTTGCTCATCCTGATGATGAATTAATTTTTGGAGGTGCAGAACTAATTAACCATGGCCCAAAATATAAAGTAGTCTGTATAACAAATAAAAATAATGAAATTAGAAGTAAAGAGTTCCAGAACGTAATGAAAGCTTTAAATATAGGCTCTTATGAAATGTGGGACTTTAAAGATTCACTTTATGATGAAAGTGAAATTTATGATTTAAATCTTTTTAAAAACTTACTATCCAAAAATTGGGAAAAAATTGTAACCCATAATCCTATAGGGGAATATGGCCACCCTAAACATAAAAGATTATTTGAAACTATTAAAAAATTAGCTACTGAATTTTATGTTTTTAGTAAAAATTCTACAAAATTACCAAAAAATATCTTAGATAAAAAATTAAAATTATTAAAATTATATAAATCCGAACAGCCTGTTATTAATCAATTATTAACTAAAAATGGTGATTGGTTTAAAAGTAATTCTAATACTAATTATATAGAGTATGAATCCATTACTAAGTATGATAAAAATAAAGACATAACCCCTTATATCGCATGTTATGATAAATAAAAATTTAATAATTATTTTAAGTCATTGTGACACTGAAGAAAAAATTAAGATATTAGATGATAATATTAAACAATTAAAATCTAATGGTTTTGATATACTACTTACATCTCATGTTCCTTTACCTAAAAGTATCCAATCCCAAATAGAATATTTTATTTATGATAAAAGTAATCCTATATTACATTGGCCTCAAAGGGGAATGGTATATTGGAAAACTATTACATTAGGCCAAGAAAATTATGATTTAGTTAATATACTCCCAGACTATGGGTGGACAGCCTTTAATCAATTTTTGACTTCAAGTCATTTGGGATTATCTTTAGATTATGACCAATACAGTTTTATTAATTATGATACTATACTTACACCTTTAATGTTTGAAACTTTAAAATCACCTCAAAGTTTTGTTACAAGTAAAGTTTATGCTAAAGAAAATGAAAAAGGTTTTCGTTTCCCTAGCTTTATGCTTAATATTCTAAATAAAGAAAATCTAAAAAAATTACTTCCTTTAATATCACAAGAACAATATATTGATGGGTCAATTACTACAGAACATCATGATTTTAAAGATGCTGAAACTTATTTAGGGCATTTAATATCTGTATTTAATTATGAAATTTATCCCGAAGTAGTTAAGGATCAAATTATGTATATAGACTTCCAGGATGCTTTTAATTTTAATATGGATAATAATTTATTTAAAGTATTCTACCAAAGTGTTACAGATCCTAAGGTTTACAAAACAGAACCTTCTATTTTAATTTATGATATAAAAGAAAACCTTAAAGTAAATATCAATGATAAAGAAATCTTAATAACGGACCCATTTTTTAATTTAAAATACTCAGAAATAAATTCATTTGGATATTATTTAAATGATTCGTATATTGACCTAACCTATATATTTAAGGAAAAAAGAACAACATCTATAGATACTAATGATTAAAAATAAAAAAATATTCATAACTGGAGGAGCAGGATATTTAGGTAAAAATTTAGTTAAACGTTACTATAATGATAATGAAATAACTATTTACTCTAGAGATGAAGCCAAACATTATTATTTAAAAAAATATTTCCCAAATATAAAATGTATAATTGGAGATATTAGAAATTTTGATTTATTAAAAAGAGCATCTATAGGTCATAACATTGGTATATTTGCTGCTTCACTAAAACAAATTAGTGCCGTAGATGAAAATGTAGAAGAAAGTGTTAAAGTGTTAATTGATGGGGCTCTTAATTCAAGGAGGGCAGCGGAAGAAAATAATTTTGAAGCTGCATGTTTTATATCGTCTGATAAATCTAGGGCTGCTACTACCTTATATGGGGCAATGAAATTTATAGCTGGCGAATCATTTATAGTAAACTCAGATAAATCTAATGTAAAATTATCTTCTGCTATATATGGAAATGTTTTAAACTCTACAGGTAGTATAATTCCTTTAATTTGGGATTCTATTAATAAAGGATATGAATTAACTTTATACTCTGAAGAAATGACTCGATTTATGATTGATATAGAAGATGCTATGGATTTAATTGAGTTAGGGTTAAAAGTAGATGGATATAATGTAATACCTAATTTACGTTCTTTTTTAGTTAAAGATTTATTTGAAATATATGCAGATAAATTTGGATTAAAATACAAAAAAGGCACACCTAGAGTATCAGAAAAAACCCATGAAATAATGGTTAGTAAAGAAGAATCTCCTAGAACATTTTATAATAAAATAGATGATACTTATTATATGCATTATGAAAAAATATTTGATAATAGTTTAAATAATGAATTTAGTAGTTATGAAACAACTGTATCAAAACAAGAATTAATTAAAATTTTAAATCATTATAATTTTTTTAAACCATGAAAGTATTAATATTAGGACATAAAGGGATGTTAGGTCATATGGTTCATAAATTCTTTCAAGATAAAGGAATAGAATGTGTAACTACTGACTGCAGATGGCCTTCAACTTGTTTTAAACAAGTAGTACAAAATTTTGATGGGGCTTATATTATTAATTGTATAGGAGCTATACACCAGAGATCAACAGATTTTCAAGTAAATTGGGAATTACCTAAATGGCTAGAAAATAATTCTTCAAAATATGTAGAAAATTTCACAGCTAAAATAATCCACCCAGGAACTGATTGCGAAATAGACGATGATGATTATGGTAATTCTAAAAGAATAGCTGCTGAATGGATTAAAAAAAAGTCAAAAAATACTAAGATCATTAAAACCTCTATATTAGGTCCTGAATTAAATACTAATGCAAGCTTAATGGAATGGTTTTTATCTCAACAGGAAGAAATTAATGGGTACTCAGATTGTTATTGGAATGGGAATACTACTTTAACTTGGGCCCAATATTGTCTTTATTTAATGTATCATTGGGAAAATTTACCTATTGAAAATATATTAGAGGGAGAATGTATTTCTAAATATGAATTACTTTTGTTATTAAAAGAAATATATAATAAAAATATTACTATTAACCCCGTTAATTTTCCTTCAATAAATAAATGTTTAAAGGGAACAATAAAAACTTTACCCTTAAGAGAACAATTAGTGGCATTAAAAGAATTTTATTAATATTTATAATAAAATAAAAATGAAAAAAATAAAGTTATCACAAGAAGAGTTGCAACAATTAAAAGATTTTCAAAAGAAAGATAATGAAATTACTTTTACTTTAGGTCAAATTGAGTTAAGAAAGATTTATTTAGAAAAAGAAAAACAAAATCTTCAAACCCAATACCAAACCCTTCTTCAAAACCAAGAGAAAGTAGGCAAAGAACTACAGGAAAAATATGGAGACGGTAATATTGATCTAGAAAAGGGAGAATTCATTAGTTCAGAATAGTTCTTTGAGAAAATCTTTAATATGTATAATAAAACAATATTAAAAATAACATATAAAGATGGCAGAAACATTATTATCTCCAGGTGTATTAGCTAGAGAAAACGACCAATCATTTATCCAACAACAACCAGCAGAAGTTGGTGCAGCTATTATTGGACCAACTGCTTTAGGTCCTGTTGAAGTGCCTACATTGGTTACTTCTTTTAGTGAATACTCAGCAATCTTTGGTACTACAGTACAGAGTGCTTCAGTTGCTTATTCATATTTAACTTCATTAGCGGCAAATAATTATTTTCAAAGTGGTGGAACAAGTTTATTAGTTACTAGAGTTGTACCTGAAACATTCACACCCGCTTCAAGTTCATTTATTCAAACAGTAGATGATTCTGCTATTAAAGCTGACGTTGGAAGTGAAGCTGATTTATTTGCAGCAGGGGTAAACACAGGAACTACTTGGGTTGATGCAGATTACACTAGTGCTACATTTACTACGAATGGAAGCGGTACAGGAGCTACATTTAATCTTACAGCAGCTTCAAACGCTATTACAAAAATAACAGCATCTGCAGGAGGTGAGGGTTATGCAATTGGAGAACAACTTACTTTTTCAAGTGGAAATAATGGTGGTTCCCCTTTAGTAGCAACAGAATTATCAGCATCAGCTACGTTTTCGAATAGTGATACTTATGATGCAGCTACTATAACATCAAACCCATCTTCAACAACATCTACATCAGCAACAGGCCAAGCTTGGTCTTTAACATTTGCTGGAGGAACAGGAGCTTCATCGTTAACTACTATAACAGCTACTACAGCTGGAACTGGAGTAGTAATTGGTGACACATTTACATGGACAGCAGCAGATTTAAATACTGCAATTGATGTTGCAGCAGGAGGGGCTTCAGCAGGAACAACAGACGTAGTACTTACGGTAGTAGCCGCGGATTTAAATAGTAGTACTTTTGTAGTTACTTTAACCGCCGGAACTTTAGAAGATGGTGATTCACCTTTTGTACTTGAAACAATTTCAGAAGGTGAAGTAATGAATACAGGTACAACTGAATTAACAGGAGGTGCTTTAGAAACGGGATCAGCAGAAAATGTTCGTTGGTCAATCCCTTCAGTAAATACAGCTTCAGGAACATTTAGTTTACTAATTCGTAGAGGTGATGATAACACAAACCAACAAACAGTATTAGAACAATATAGTAATCTATCATTAGACCCTTATTCACCAAATTATATATCAGCACAAATTGGTGATGTTACTAAAAATTTAGTTAATGAAGGAAGTGATTATTACATTCAAGAATCAGGATCTTATGCTAACTTATCAAGATATGTAAGAGTAAAATCAGTAAATTTAAAAACACCAAATTATTTTAATAATAATGGTCAAGCAAAATCAGAATTTACAGGATCTTTACCATCAGTATCTTCAGGTTCATTCAATGGAGCAGTTGGTAAAATGATAACAACAGCAGATTCTGGAAGAGTTGCTAATTTTTATGATAAAATTGGAGAAGGATCAGCATTTGATACTCAAGGATTAACTGGAAGTAGTTATGATAACGCGATTGCTTTACTAGGAAATGTAGATGAATATAAATATAATGTAATTAGTGCTCCGGGTATAATTAACTCAGTACACGCAACTCAAGCAACAAATATATTATCAAATACAATTCAAAGAGGAGATGCAATTGCAGTATTAGATTTAGTACAATATGGAAGCTCAGTATCAGCAGTATCTTCAGCAGCAGGAGCATTTGATAATAGTTATGCTGCAACATACTGGCCATGGGTTCAATTAATAGATCCTCAAACTGGAGAATTAGTATATTCACCAGCATCAACAGTAATCCCAGGAGTTTATGTATTTACAGATGCTTCAAGTGAACCATGGTTCGCTCCAGCAGGATTAACTAGAGGAGCTTTAGGACAAGTAGTTAGAGCTGAAAGAAAATTAACAGCAACAAACAGAGATACTTTATATGAAGCAAATGTTAACCCATTAGCTACTTTCCCTCAAAGTGGAGTAGTAGTATTTGGTCAAAAAACACTACAGAAAAGAGCTAGTGCTTTAGATAGAGTAAATGTTAGAAGATTATTAATTGCTCTTAAAGGATTTATTTCAGGAGTATCTGATAACTTAGTATTTGAACAAAATACTATTGCTACTAGAAATAATTTCCTAAGTGTAGTAAACCCATATTTAGAAGGAGTACAACAAAGACAAGGATTATTTGCATTTAAAGTTGTAATGGATGATACCAATAATACACCAACTGTAATAGATAGAAATGAGTTAGTAGGACAAATATTCTTACAACCAACTAAAACAGCTGAGTTTATTATATTAGATTTCAATGTATTACCAACTGGAGCAACTTTCCCAGCATAAAAATTTAAAAATAGAATATTTATAATAAAATAAGAAAATAAAATGGCAGTATTAGATCCAAACGAAATATTTTTCACAGCTTTTGAGCCAAAACAAGCAAATAGGTTTATCCTTTATGTAGACGGTATTCCTGCTTATGTAGTAAAAGGAGTTGGAGCTGTATCAGTAACACAAGGTACAGTTGAATTAAATCATATTAATGTATCAAGATATGTAAAAGGTAAAACAGTTTGGGATCCTATCTCATTAACATTATTTGACCCAATCACCCCATCAGGTGCTCAGGCAGTAATGGAATGGGTACGTTTACATCATGAATCAGTAACTGGTAGAGATGGTTATAGTGATTTCTATAAAAAAGATCTTACTTTTAATGTACTTGGCCCAGTAGGAGATATTGTATCAGAATGGATTATTAAAGGTGCATTTATACAATCAGCTACATTTGGTGATTACAATTGGGATTCTGTAGATACTGCTCAAAATATAGAATTAACGGTACAACCAGATTATTGTATCTTAAATTTCTAAAAATTTTACCCACCCCTGATTTAGAAAATAGCTTGGCTCCGGTCAAGCTTTTTCTTATCTTAATATTTATAAGAGTAAAAACGTTATTATTAAATAAAGATTATGGCCGAATTTAAAATACCCACAGAAACAGTATCACTTCCCTCAAAAGGACTTTTATATCCTAAAGACCACCCATTAGCAAGTGGAACAATTGAGATGAAATACATGACAGCTAAAGAAGAAGATATCCTTACTAACTCAGCTTATATAACTGATGGGTCTGTAATTGACAGGGTATTAAAAGCATTAGTAGTAACTAAATTTAATTGGAGTGAATTATTAATTGGAGATAAAAATGCTGTAATGGTAGCTGCTAGAGTTTTAGGTTATGGTAAAGATTATACCTATGAATATAATGGGAAAGAATATAGTGTAGATTTATCTAAATTAGAAGATAAAGAATTAGATGAAAGTCTATATACTAATGGAAATAATTTTAATTTTACATTGCCTCACTCAGGTAATGTGGTTACTTATAAATTACTTACTAATGGAGATGAAATTAAAATTCAAAATGAATTAAAAGGTTTACAAAAAATTGATAAAAATAATGTACCTGAAGCTACTACTAGACTAAAATATATGATTCAATCCGTTGAAGGAGATTCTGAAAGAAAAACAGTAAGGGATTTTATTGATAATTATTTATTAGCTCGAGATGCTCGGGCATTAAGAGAAAATATTCTTCAAACCCAACCAGACATAGATCTGACTTTTTTTCCCGAAAACGGAACTAAGCGGGTTAACATCCCCATTGGGATTAAGTTTTTTTGGCCTGACGTTGATCTCGGCTAGTGAAAAAAGACAATCTTTATTTAGACAAATACATGAAATAGTATTCCATGGTAAAGGTGGGTATGATTGGCCTACTGTTTATAATATGCCTATTTGGCTTCGTAAATATACTTTTAAATTAATTTCTGATTTCTATAAAGAAGAAACAGAATCTCTTAAAAGAGCAAGGGAAGGGAAAGGCAAAAAATCCTTAATTGGAAAAGATGGTAAAGTATCTTCCCCCCAATTCCAAAATAAAACTAGTTATAAATAAAAATATAATTGTTTAATATTTATAACAAAATACCTCTATGGCTATAGGAGATGGCAAAGCTAAAAAAGAAGCACAAGATATAAATAAGGAATTAGGATTTATTCTTGATGCCGTTTCTTCTATTGGAGACCAATTAGTTGGTTCTTTCCAAGATGCAGTAGACTCTGCTTCTGACTTAGATAGTAAAGTAGATATTGTAGGTAAAACAATGCAACGTGGTTTAGTAGCCGATTTAAAACAATCAGTTAAAAATACCGAATCCTTAATTGATCTCCAATCCAAAGTAACACGAGGGGTTGCTACTCAAAAAGACATAGCTAAAGAACAAGAAAAAATAGCTTTAAATAGAGCTCGTTTAGAAGCTAAAAGAGATATTTTAGGTAAAAAGTTAACTAAAAGACAAAAAACTTTACTAGCCCAAGAAGAGGAACAATTAGATTTTCAAGAAGAAGCCCTTGGTAATATTAAAAAACAAAATACTGAGCAACAAAAGAATAAAAGTCTACTTTCAATTGGAAATGAAAGTCTTAAGGGCATGGTTGATAAACTGGATAAATCCGGAACTTTATCAGCAATATTAGAAGGTAAATTTTCAGAAGTTGTAACTTTATCTAGGTTAGGTGAATTATCCTTGTTTGCTATAGGTAATGCTATTCTTAAGGGTAGTGAAAACATGGCTAAATTAGCCAAAACAACAGGGATATCGAAAGATGCTGCATTTGAACTCCAAAAATCATTAAACCAATCAGCTATTGATTCGGGAAATGTAGCATTTACAGGAGAAAAAGCTACAAAAGCTTTTGTTGCATTATCTAAAGAAACAGGTTTAGTTGCTGACTTTGGTGGTCAAACATTAGAAACCTTTACAATGCTAACCACTAAACTTGGTTTAGCAGAAAAAGAAGCTAGTTCATTAACTACAATGGCTAGACTACAAGGTAAAGAAACTGAAGATATTTTAAGTGATACTGTAGCAACAGCTAGTTCATTAGCAAAACAAGCAGGAGTTGGGATTAATGTAAAAGGTGTTTTAGAAGATGTTGCTAATTCAAGTAATTCAATAAAAATTTCTTTAGGGTCTAATCCTGAACTCTTAGCTGAAGCCGCCGCTAATGCAGCTTTATTAGGTACTAATTTAGAAGGTGTTGATGCTATAGCTAGTAGTTTATTAGATTTTGAACAATCTATAAAAAATGAACTTGCAGCAGAAATGTTGCTTGGTAAGGATATTAATTTAGAAAAAGCTAGACAATTAGCCTTAAATAATGATTTAGCTGGTTTAGCAGAAGAAATTGCAAATCAAGAAGAAATTACTGCCTCATTTGCATCCGGAAATAGAGTACAACAAGAGGCTGCAGCAGCAGCTTTAGGAATGAGTAGAGATGCTTTGTCAGATATGGTAATGAAGCAACAATTAAATGCCTTATCAGCTGAAGAATTTAAAAATACCTATGGAGAAGCTACATATGAACAAATGCAATCTGTTAGTGCTCAAGAAAAATTAGCTTTATCTGCGGGTAAAATGAAAGATTCAATTGCCCAAATAGGTTTAGCATTTGCTCCTTTTCTAGATGGTTTAGCAAAAGGTGTTGGTTATTTAGCTGAATCTAAAACCTTTTTAGCTATTATGGGGGGTTTAATGGCGGGCTTAGCGGCTAGACAGGCAGTTTTAGCTACAATAAGTTTTGCAACTGCAATCCCGAAAATATTTTCATCTTTTTCAGCAATTCCCTTTGGATTAGGAATACCAGGAGCAATAGCAGCAATTGCAGGAATGGCAGCTGCTGTGAAAGGGGCTTCATCTATAGTAGGAACAGTTGATGATATGGTTGCACCCCCAGGATATGGTGATAGAATATTATCAACCCCTGCAGGTTCTTTAGCTTTAAATAATCAAGATACTGTTGTAGCTGGAACTAACTTAGGAGGTGGTGGGGATATGAAAGAAACAAATGCTTTACTTAATAATATTCTCAATAAACAAGGAACAGTAAAAATGAATGCTACCAGTGTAGGTACAGCATTTAGTGTTAATTCACGACAAATACAATAATTTAATATTTATAATAAAACAATAATTATGGGACTTTTAGATAAATTAGAACAAGGTAAATCTAACTTAACTGGGTTAAATGGAGGAACACCTCAAACACCTGATTTTGCATTATCAAAATTACATGATACATATTCAGCTGATGGTATTCCAAATTTAAATGGTAAACCTGCCCCAACAAATTTGGCAGACGGTGACCCAGTAAAATATTTAGACAACTTACCAAGATAAAAATATGGCTCTTTTGGATTTAACAACCGACCTTAAATCTTTAAGGTATGGTAAAGACCGCATAGGTGGAGGAAGTAGCAAAGAACCTTTTGTTACAGATTCCGTTAACAGTACCCCTGGGGATACTGGTGGTCCTGACTTCCTTTTAAGAGCTAATACTTTAAGTAGAACAGGAGATGACTTATCTAGAATAGGTCAATTTATGTTAACACCAAAAGGATTACAATTTGCAGCTAAGCAAAATTTATTATCACGTACTAGTGTAAAAATCCAAACAAAAGGAGATATTAGTTTTAATCCTATTAATGATGGAGTTTATTTACCAACATCAACTTTAGCTCAAATAGCGGTTAATGCTGAAGGTGGACATTTATTAAAACAAGGAATTAACCCTTTTAGAAATACTACTGCAGCTGGAGCCAATACTGGAATTGGGTTTCTTGATAATATATTAGATGCTGATTTACCTTTGGATCAAGCATTATATGTAAAACAAGTTCCTCAATATCAATCTATAAGTGAAAATAGATTAGTTGAATTAAGAGATACTAAAATAGCAATTGGCCAATCAAATGCTGCTAATAACCCTGTAGAATCCTTTTTAGATAAAATTACAAGTAGCGGAGTAGGAGGATTTTTTGGAGGGGTACTTAATAATTTAATTAAACCAATTAATGGTAATAATGGTTTAAATATTTCTCAAAATCCTAACGAAATACTTAGATACACGGGAGGACCTGGTTCCTTTGCAGGAGTTGGAGAAACAGGAATTGGAAGAACAATATTTTCTCAAGATTATAAAACTCCAAATAGTTATGTTTTAAATATGTCCAATATTATATCAAGAGCAGGTGTAAATACTACTGATGAAAGATATGGGGTTTATACTTCAAAAGGACAAACACAATCAGATTTTAGAAAATCTTTAATTGGAACCCAAACAAGTGGTGGTGGTCCTAAAGATATTTTATCTACCTCTTTAAATTATAATGAGCCAAATCAAACCATAACAGGAAGGGTAAATATGGGAGACCCTGGTAGAAAAGGCAGAAATCTTATTAATTATAATATTGGTGTACAAGAAGGAGGAAAACCCTCTGGTCCATTAGATAAAATTAATGCTTTACCCCTATACCAAGGCACTCAGATGAATTCTGATACTGCCGAAATTAATGATTTAGTTAAGTTTAGAATTGGAATAATGGATAATAATAAATCATACCCATCTCCTCCTAATGAAGAAACTAATGTTTCTACTCCATATAAAACTTATATTCATTTTAGATCTTTTATAGATTCATTCTCAGATAATTATTCCGCTAATTGGAGCAAACAAAATTTTATGGGTAGAGGTGAAGCATTTCATAGATATGGGGGTTTTGAAAGAACAATATCTATGGCTTGGACAGTTGCTGCTCTATCAATTGATGAATTAATCCCAATGTATCAAAAATTAAATTATTTAGCTTCTAGTTTAGCCCCAAATTATAGTAAAGAAGGTTATATGCAAGGAAATATTGCATATTTAACTATGGGAGGTTATTGTTATGAACAACCGGGAATAATTACTGGTTTAAATATATCACCTATAAAAGAATCCCCATATGAAATTGATATAGATAGCCAGACAGGTGTAGAAGATGGAGGACTTAAAACTAAAGAATTAGCCCATTATGTAAGTGTAACCGGATTTAATTTTATACCAATACATAATTTTGTTCCTAAATTACAAAGTAACACATACTTTGGGGAAAAAGTAAAAGGAGGAGGAAATTATATTTCGAAATTTGGACAAGAAAGATTTATAGCATTAAAAAATGCTAAAAATAATAATTATGCTTCTAATAATTTTGTAAGACCCCAACCAAAAGAAGAAAAACAAGAACAACAAGTTAATAATAGTGAGCAATCCCAAGGCGTTAATAATAGTAATATGGAAAGTTACATGGGTATAGGTGGGATGTAAAGATAATAAAAATGAGTAGATATAATAATACAAGAATATTTAAAACATCAAGAGGAAGGGAATTTTATGGGTCAACCAAATACCCAGTACCCCCTTTAAGTTCGGATGATATCTATGTTATTACACAAGAAGGAGATAGATATGATCAATTAGCCCAACAATACTATGGGGATTCTTCTTTATGGTGGGTAATTTCTACATCAAACCCTGCACTAAACCAAAATTCATATTTTCCACCTATTGGAGTACAGATTAGAATTCCAACAAATATAGCTGGGGTAATGGCACAACAACAAGTAATAAATGCAAGATAGTTATGACAGGAAATTTAATTGGAGAACCATTTTTCCCATTTGTTTTTAACCAAATAGAACAAAGACAAATCCTTCAAGGTAAAGGATATAAAGGAAATAGAAGTGATTTAGACATACAAATGTTAAATTCATCTACTTCCTTTTTAAAATTAGCTTCTGGGGTTGACATTTTTCAACCTTCACCTGAAGTTACACAAGAAGAGTTTGTGGCAGGGGAAGGGGTTACAATAGGAGATGAAACTATTACCCCTGTAGACGAAACCTTAGTAGGCCCTTTAACTGAAGAACAATCTTCTGCATCAAATGGTTATGTAGGTGTTTCCACTGGTGATGATGATGTAAATGTTGTTGTTAAAAATAATGAAGCAGTAAAGGCTAATAAAGAAAAACTAAAAACCATTAATGAACAAATAAAAGCTAATAACAAACTCCAAGCAAAATCAGCTAAGAATAAGTTAAAAAGATTAGGGTTTACAAATACAGAAATTAAAAGATTCAAAAATACTAATACTTTAGCTAAAAATGCTGTTTTATTTAATGGTTTATCTTCCTTATCAGGTGGAAAATTAAACCAAAGATTTGGAATTAGTGGTGGTGGAAAAACTGTTTGGGATGAAACATCAGCTTATGGATTAGGAGGCAGTAAATTTGGAAGACAACCTATGCCCGGTATAATATCTGCTGAAATAAAATGTGTAAATAGAGGTTCTATTAGAAGTGCTACAGTTGAAATAAAGGCTTTTAACCAATTCCAATTTGAATTATTAGAGCTATTATATATGAGACTAGGGTTTACTATGTTACTAGAATGGGGCCATAGTATTTATGTAGATAATAATGGAAAAAAGCAAAATATGGGGACAACACTTGTAGAAGGGAATCACTCTAAACGCGCTCCCTCTTTTTTTCAAAACCAAGTCCGTGATCAAAGAGAGGTATTAGATAGTATTAATTTTTTAAGAGCAAAATATAATGGAAATTATGATGGGTTTTTTGGAAGAGTAACTAATTTTAGTTGGTCTTTTTCACCTGATGGTACCTATGATATTACTTTAGAATTATATACATTAGGGGATGTAGTTGAATCTTTAACAGTAAATGTACCAGCAGATAAAGTAGGCACTACCTATAATGAAGATGGTACTAGCAATGTTACCCCTACTGGATATACTGTTCTTGATAAATGGTTAGATTCTTACATAGCAACTTATGGAAATAATGCAGTAACAGGAAATGGCAGATATATAAATTTATGTTCAATTAATTATAATGGGGGTAGTTATGTTATAAAAAAAGAATTTATTACTGGTTGGGGAGGTGAAGGGAAACAACTTACTAAAAATTTCTGTACTGTTAAAGAATTATTAGAAAAAATTGTTGAATATACTATTCCTTTAGTAGTAGGTAAAACCACCTATCCCTTAGTTGATTTTAACCTAGATGAAAGTACTAATATAGTAAGTGCTCAACCAAACCAAATATCTTACGATTTAGGAACTTGTTTTATTAAACCCTCTTTCCTTGGGTTAATACAAGATGATGTAGGCAGACCAGCAACTTTTAGTAAATCCTATATAAAAGATTATTTTGTATTAGAAACAGAAAATGGTGCTGACTTATATTATGGGCAATTTATGAATATATACTTGAATTTTAAATTCATAAAACAACAACTTAAAAAAAATATAAATGATAAAGGAGAATTAACTCTTTACAAATTTTTAGTAGGAATATGCGATGGGATAAACTCAGCTTTAGGGGATGTCAATCAAATCCAACCTATTATCAAAAATGGAAACCAAATAGTATTTATTGATCAAGTACAACCTAAAGGTAATAATAGTATTTTAAATAAATTAATCCCTGCTATACCAAAAGTTAAAAAAGTACCTTTTGAATTGTTTGGGTACAATACCAGTGGCAAAGTAAAAAAATCAAATTTTGTTTATAATTTTTCTTTTGAAAGTAAAATTGATTCTTCATTAGCAACTTCATTAGCTATAGGTTCTACAGCAGGGAAATCAAATACTGCTTTAACAGATGGAACAGCTTTTTCAACTTGGAATGCAGGATTACAAGATAGATTTACTCCCCAAATAATTTCTCCTAAAGTAGATATAGACACAACACAACTACAAGAAGAAGAAGAAAAAATTGATGATGCTGAATTAGAAAAGTATTGGAAAGGAGAGTATGATAGTGATGAAGGAAAAGATACTGAAACAGATTGGAATGTAGATGGAGAACTCTTTGGATATGAGGAAACTAGAGACGTAAGAATTGGAAATTACACGGGAAATGATTTAACTCTTGGAGATTTTAAACGTGACTACAGACAATGGTTAAATTCTAATAAAAATATTCAAACTAAAACACAATTTGAATCTAGCTTTAAAGGAACGGGATATAAAGAATTATTAGCATATGCTTTTGGTGGTATAGCAGGAGGGGGTCAACCTGTATTTTTAGAAAGTGAAGCAAAATATCTTGATTTTGAAAATAAAAATTTCTATACTTCTTTAAAACAAGCTTTTAGAAGTTATATTCAAAAAAGAGATGAAAAAATATTTAAAGTAACAAATACATCATCCCAAAGAGAAGGATTTATCCCCTTAAGTTTAACAATTGATATGCTAGGACTATCGGGTATAAAAATATATAATAAATTACCTGTTGTAACTCGTTTTTTACCAAGTCAATTTACTCAAGGAAATAGTACTTCTTTAGATTTTATTATAGAGTCTGTAGACCATAAAATATCGGATAATAATTGGGAAACTTCAATAAGTACTTTAAGTATACCACCTTCACAACCTACAGAAGTAAGGGTTATAGATGAAGGCTTATTTGCATTCTTAAATATTAATGTAACATTACCTAGTGTAACAAATGTAGCTGCATATTCTGTTTATGTAGTAAAACAACCTTGGAGTGCTTGTTTTATTTCTTATTTATCTAGATCAAATGGTATCCAATTTAGATATTCATCCGCTCATAGAAAATTTATGACTTATTATAAACAAAATTCTACAAAAGCAGATTTAGAAGTAAAACCTGCAGGTGATGGTTTTGTTGCCTTTGATCCTAGAGAGGGAACAACATATCAATATGGAGATAAAAAAACTATAAATTCAGATCTAAATAAAAGAACAATATATTCATATAGTAAATTTAATGTTGATACAGTTTATAATGATGGTACAAGTGGTTTTAGTGATTTTAAGGGAATACAAGTAGGTGATATTATAGTCTATAATAGAAAAAATAAAGATGGTGTTATGAATGATAACTATTATTCAGAAGTTTCCTTTCAAGATTCAACAAAAGAATATAAAGGTTCTACTCATAGTGATATAGTAGTGGAAATAAACGGTGAGGATGTATATACTATAGGTGGTAATGTTGGAAATAAAGTATCAAGGGTATTAAGATATAAATTATCAACTAAACCCATCACAATTTCTGTTGGAAGCCAATTTTCTACAACATATAAAACAAATGGGGCAATAAGAGCAGATTATGGATTTGGTAAACATGTATTTGGAGCAATACGCCCTCCAGCTGATAAAATATCACAATTAATTGCAACAGCTCAGGCACAATATCAAATTTGGAAATCAAATGGGTGGAAAGAAAGTGATCCTCCTTCGTATCCTTATACTGCAGCCTATTATAAAGCTGGTGGGATGAGAGCACCAACAGAAGGAGGGGAATCATCAGAAGCAAATGTTTAAAATATAGATTATGTATTATCCAAAATCCCAAATAACAACTAATTTATATACTAATGGTAATGAATTTATAATAGCCTCAACTAGTAAAGTATATATTGGGCCTTATTATATAACTTCTAATGGAGATGCTTATTCAAACAAATCCCCTAACGATAGACCAACTGAAAAACTATCTCGAATTAGTGTATCTAATTCTATAAAACCAAAACTACCAAACACCACACTATCCCCAGCAAGTGAATTTACTCCTTCTGATGATGATAATAGGAATAGTTACTATGAGATAGAAAAAGGAGGTATTTATTCTGTAGTACCAGACCAACCAACAGCACCATCCCCACCAAGATCTATTGCCCCAACTCCAACAGATGAAGAATATGAGTTAGGAGAATTTACTAGGTATTTTGGGTATAAAAACTCTACACAACAAACAATAGAAACAAATAAATTTGATTTTGATTCTTTGAAAGACCAATCATCTTTAATTCAACATGATTTATTCACCCCAATTTTCCTAACATGGATGATTAGTGGGGATAAAGAAAAATGTTCCAAAACAAATTTTAACTTAGTTAGATTAAAACAATCTAAAGAAAAACTCCCAGGATTTTCAAAATATTTTGAAGGTAAATATGATAAATATTTTAAATATGGAAGTAATGAAAATTTATATAGTGATGGCACTGAATTAAGATTTTCTAAAAGTAAAAAACCATATATTGGTTTTTACCACATCCATCCAGAAAAAGGACCTATGGTAGGGGCTCAACATGTTCCAACACCTCATGAATTTTTAGAATTTATAACAACAGGTTCAATATTAAACCCAATAGAACCAACAATTCAAACAGGTTCTGTAGATGATACGCCTTCACTTGCACCACCTGTAAATTATTCTGGAGGATCTATAGGAGGGGGTGGAGGTTACTAAATAGTTTCGTATATTTAGAGCAAATTAGGTTATATGTACTGGCTTGTAGAAAACGAGGAACAGTTAAGTGTTTTAATAAATAGTGGTTATAAAGAAGCTTTTGTAGAGATAATTCCCTATAATGACATTATACATCCTGTATTAAATAACGTAAGTTTAGTGTATATTAGACCGATTAAAGCAAGCAAAGGCTATATGGTATGTATTTCACATAGTGAAGCTTTAAATGCATTAAATACGCGTATAAACGAGATATTAAATAAATTTGAAAAACTATATTGTAGAGATAAAAAAGAAATATTACATTATTTCCCACTAAAAGCTCTCTATGACATTAATTTACCCCCTACTACGTATATACGACCTACAACTCCAACACATGAATTGTATTATAGAAAATATAGTGATAATAAAGAATTAAATAAAATAATCCCAATTGTAAAGCATTATGAAGTGTGTGAGATGATTTGGGGAGATCTAAAAAACAATATAAATTATGAAACAACAAAATATAATGACTTCTTTAACAATAGAGTATCCGTGGTGTTCAACTCCATCGAGAGAAGTGGAATTCGAATACATAAACCAACCTTCGAAGAATACTTCCATCCCATTGATAGTGAATACACTTACACTCAGTTCAACTTAAAAACAACTACTACTAGACCTAGTAATAAATTTAAACATGTAAATTATGCCGCACTTAATAAAGAAAATGGTTGTAGAAAAAGTTTTCTACCACGTAATAATAGGTTTGTGGAAATCGATATTAGTGCTTACCACCCTAGCTTGTCTGCTCGTCTTATTAATTATGATTTTGCCAATGTTGATATTCACGCTCATTTTGCTTCCTTATATGGAGTGGATTATAAAAAATCGAAGGAACTTACCTTCAAACAGCTCTATGGAGGCGTTTTTGAAAATTATAAAAGCCTGGAGTTTTTTAAAAAAATCGAAAAATACGTAGGAGAAATATGGAGTAAATTTCAAAACGAGGGGTTTGTAGAGTGTAAAATATCTGGGTACCGATATGAAAAAGAAAAATTAAGTAATATGAAACCACAAAAATTATTTAATTATATTTTACAAAATTTAGAAACTTCTATGAATGTGTTGATATTATGGGATATGCTTTGTATATTGAGGGGATGCAAAACAAAACTTGTATTATATACTTATGATTCGTTTTTGTTAGATGTTGATGATGAAGAGGTAGAAGCATTAGAAAAGATTAGAGAAATATTCAAAAAATATAAATTAAATATTAAAGAAATAGAAGGTTATGACTACAGTTTTACAAAATAATCCTAATATGTATAATACAGAATATGATGTCATTACAGACCTCAAAATATTAGGAGATTTGAATAATAAACTTTTTTGTACGTTTACCGATTTAGACGGTTTAGATGAACTAATTAAAGATATAAGGGCTAAATATGATATTATTTATAATAAGCTTTTTGTTTTAGAGATTGTTGGTAAAAATGAATATGTTATTACATATAACGTTGATCAGACCAATTTAAATTCAATTCCTGAAAATACTATATTAGTCCATCGTAAAAAAGAATCTAATACTTTATATACTATTAATGCATTAAACGAGCTTATTAAGAAATTAAATGGAGGAGTAGTTGATACAAGTTATAAAATAGATTGGCAGCATTATAGAAATTGTGTTTTACTTACCCAACACAATGAATTAAATCAATTAAATACAAAAATTTACAAAATTATTGAACTATAGTTTGGCCCCCCGAATTATGGTTCGTATATTAGAGTTACATTTAAAAATTAGTTATAATTATGGATTTATCATTACTTAAACAGAAGTTGGACGGACTCCAACAGAAAACAAGTTCGAATTCACAAAAAACAGATTACACTAAAATTTTTTGGAGACCTACAGTAGGTAAACAACAAATTAGAATTGTACCATCTGCTTTTGATAGTAAAAACCCATTTAAAGAACTTAAGTTCTATTATGGTATTACAAATAAGGTTATGATTTCACCTTTAAATTTTGGTGAAAAAGACCCTATTCATTTATTTGCCCAAAAGCTAAGGGAAGAATATAATAAAGAAAATTATATACTTGCTAAAAAGCTGGATGCTAAAAACCGTATTTTTGTCCCTGTAGTAGTTAGAGGAGAAGAAGATATGGGTGTTAGATTATGGCAATTTGGAAAATTAGTATACGAAGAATTATTAGCACTAGCTGTTGATGATGAAATTGGAGACTACACAGATATTGTAAATGGTAGAGATCTTACTGTAGAAACAGTAGGACCTGAAGCAACAGGAACCCCTTATAATAAATCATCAGTAAGAGTTAGATTGAAAACTTCACCACTTAGTGAGGATTCTACTACTGTAGATACTTGGTTAAAGGAACAACCTAATCCCGAAGAATTATTTAAGCGTTATACATTTGATGAAATGAAATCTGCATTGGAAAAATGGCTAGCACCTGAAGATGCTGGAGATGAAGGAGATATCATTTCAGAACCTGCTGAATCATTTGATACTGATTCTAAGCCGGCTTCAAATTTTAGCTTAGATACTTCAAAAGTAAAACAAACTAAAACAGATGAATTTGATAGTTTGTTTGATGACAAAAAGGAAAATAAAGTTGATGACTTACCATTTTAATTATGCCAAGAAAAAGCAAATCACTATCAGCAGCAGTGTCTGCTGAAATAAAATCGAACTTTGATTTATCTAAATTTAAATCTAAAAAAGGTTTAGATAAAAATATTAAGTTTAAAGACCAAGAATGGATCCCCCTTTCACCTGCCTTTAGTGAAGTCACTTCCGTACCCGGAATACCAATGGGACATATTGTTTTACTTAGAGGCCATTCTGACACAGGTAAAACAACAGCAATGATAGAAGCGGCAGTATCCGCTCAAAATAATGGGGTACTGCCAGTTTTCATCATTACTGAGATGAAATGGAATTGGGAACATGCTATTCAAATGGGATTAGATATTAATATTGAACGAGATTCAAATGGTGAAATTACAGATTATAGTGGTAATTTTATTTATGTTGACCGTGAAACAATTAATTCTATTGAAGACGTAGCTGTATTCATTTTAGATTTAATGGACGAACAAAAGAAAGGTAATTTACCTTATGACTTATTATTCTTATGGGATAGTATAGGTTCAGTGCCTTGTGAAATGTCACTTAAATCAAATAAAAACAATAATGAATGGAATGCAGGTGCTATGTCAACTCAATTTGGAAATAATGTAAACCAAAAAATTACATTATCTCGAAAAGAATCTTCACCCTTTACTAATACATTAGTTTGTGTTAATAAAGTATGGACACTTAAACCAGAATCACCTATGGGTAGACCAAAACTTATGAATAAAGGTGGTTATGCTATGTGGTTTGATTCAACATTTGTAGTTACCTTTGGTAATATTATGTCTGCGGGTACATCTAAAATTAAAGCAATTAAAGATGGCAAACAGGTAGAATTTGCTAAACGTACTAATTTACAAATTGATAAAAATCATATTAATGGTGTTACTACAAGAGGAAAAATTGTTATGACCCCTCATGGATTTATTGAGGATGATCCTAAACAACTTAAAACTTACAAGGATGCACATGCAAAAGATTGGGCTAAAGTATTAGGTGGGACAGATTTTCAAGTAGTAGAAGAGGACCAAGAAGTAAACGATATTTCACAGTTCGAGAAAGAACCAGAATAGAATCATTATGAAGCAAAAAGAATTATTTGCGTTGCTGGACGAAGTCCAGGAGCAAGGGGAAGAGACTGTATTAAAAAAACATGATAAAGTATTATTAATAGATGGGTTAAATCTATTTTTTAGAAACTTTGCAATGATGAATATGGTTAATCCTGATGGAGTTCACATTGGTGGGTTAGGTGGGTTCTTTCGTTCTTTAGGTGCAATGATTCGTCAAACCCAGCCAACCTCTGTTTATGTAGTATTCGATGGAGCGGGTTCAACAGCCAACCGAAAGAACCTGCTCTCCGAATACAAGGGAAGTAGAAATTTACAACGTATTACTAATTGGGATGCTTTTGATTCATTAGAAGAAGAACACGACTCAAAAGTTGACCAAATAGTACGTGTAATTCAGTATTTAAAATTATTACCTGTTAAAACAACTATAATTGATAAAGTAGAAGCAGATGATATTATAGCTGTATTAGCAGAAAAATTAGTAAAAAAACATAATTCAACTTGTTTTATTGTGTCATCAGATAAAGATTTTGTACAATTAGTTACTGATAAAATTATTTTATACAGACCAATGGAAAAAGAATATTATACACCTAAAGCAGTAAAAGAAAAATTCGGTGTATCTCCTCAAAATTTTATAATATATAAAACGTTACTAGGGGATAATTCAGATAATATACCGGGAGTTAAAGGATTAGGTGAAAAGGGTATATTTAAAAAATTCCCTGAGTTGAAAGAAAAAGATTTATCATTAGAAGATATTTTTGATATAGCTACTAGGAAATTTAAAGACCATGTTGTATATTCAAGAATATTACAAGATGAGGACAAATTAAGGACAAGTTTTAAGGTAATGGATCTAGGAACCCCTATGATAGATGAAAGAGAAAAGGAGTACCTAGACCAACTAATTACAGATAATTTTCCTGATTTTAACCCTGAAATGTTTATTCAATTTTATAATGAAGATAAATTAGGGGGAATGATTAGAAATTTAGATATTTGGTTAAAAGATATATTTTCACAATTTAAAGGTTATAAAGATTGACATTAAATAGCATAAATCAATACGGGCATGAATTCCAGATAAAGATTTTATCATCTTTATTAACTCATAAAGAATTTTTAACTAATATTCATGATATAATATCAGAAGAATATTTTGAAAACCCAGCTCAAAAGTGGGCTATTAAAGAAATTTTAAAGTATTATGATAAGTATCATACTACTCCTTCATTAGATATACTTAAAGTTGAATTACAAAAAGTAGATAATGAAGTATTGCAAATATCAATTAAGGAACAATTAAAAGAAGCATATGTAACTTCGGATGAAGATTTAGAATATGTACAAGAAGAATTTACTAATTTTTGTAGGAATCAACAATTAAAAAAGGCCCTAATGTCTTCAGTTGATTTACTTAAAGGTGGAGATTTTGATGGTATTCGTTTTTTAATTGATAATGCATTAAAAGCTGGTCAAGATAAAAATATAGGACATGAATATATTAAAGACATTGAAGAAAGATATAGAGAAAACTCTAGAACGACTATACCTACGCCTTGGGAACGTATTAATGGATTATTACAAGGTGGACTTGGAAACGGAGATTTTGGTATTATTTTTGGTAATCCTGGAGGTGGTAAATCGTGGTCTCTTGTTGCGTTAGGAGGATATGCAGTTAGATTAGGATATAATGTACTTCATTATACACTTGAATTAGGAGAAGATTATGTTGGTAAAAGATATGACGCTTTCTTTACTAAAGTACCTGTTAATAAAATAGATTCATTTAGGGAAAAAGTAGAAGAAACAATACCACAATTGCCAGGTCAACTAATTATTAAAGAATTCCCAACAGGTAGGGCAACTGTTTCAACTATTGAATCACATATTAGTAAATGCTCAGGAATGGGTATAAAACCTGACATGGTAATTATTGATTATGTGGACTTACTTTCATCAAGACGTAAAAATAGAGAGCGTAAGGACGAGATTGATGATATTTATACTAGCACAAAGGGATTAGCTAGACAACTTAATATTCCTATTTGGTCTGTTTCTCAAGTGAATCGTGCAGGAGCACAAGATAAAATAATTGAAGGGGACAAGGCAGCAGGGTCATATGATAAAATGATGATTTCTGATTTCGCAATGTCTCTTTCTCGTAAGAAAGAAGATAAAGTTAATAACACAGGTAGATTTCATATTATGAAGAATAGATATGGGATGGATGGTCTCACTTTTTCAGTTAATGCAGATACTTCAACAGGACATTTTGAAGTGTTTGATTATCAGGATAGTGAAGATTCGGAGCAACTAGCACCCCCTTCTAGAGCTAATAAATTTGATACTGATGTTGATACTTTTGATAAACAGTTACTTAGAAAAAAGTTTTTCGAATTAGAAAAATAATAATAACAAATTAAACCGAATTAAAATGGCAAAAAAATCATTATTGCAGGAAAGAATAGTTTATAAACCCTTCGAATATCCGGAGGCTTTTGATTTTTATATGAAACAACAACAAGCTCATTGGTTATGGACCGAAGTACCTATGATGGCTGATGTAAATGATTGGAAACAAAACCTATCAGAAACAGAAAAAAATATTATAGGTTCTATACTTAAAGGGTTCGCCCAAACAGAAACTGTAGTAAATGATTATTGGTCAACTTTAGTTACTAAATGGTTTAGAAAACCTGAAGTGATAGCAATGGCTGTTACTTTTGGTTGTTTTGAAACTATTCATGCCGAAGCTTATTCATTATTAAATGAAGAATTAGGATTAGATAATTTTGCCGAATTTTTAGAAGATGAAACAACAATGGCTAAAATTGATGCTTTAATGCAAGTTAAAGATTCTCATGATGGTACTCCTGATTGGCATGAAAGAGCTAAATCATTAGCTATTTTTTCTGCTTTTACTGAAGGTGTTAACTTATTTTCTTCATTTGCTGTTTTATTATCTTTTAAATTACAAAATAAACTTAAAGGAGTAGGCCAGATAGTAGAGTGGAGTATTAGAGATGAATCATTACACTCAAATGCGGGTTGTTGGTTATTTAGAACATTACTAAAAGAACACCCAGAATATGATACACCAGAATTAAGGGCACAAATTGAAGAAGCTGCTCATTTATCTCTAAAATTAGAATTAGATTTTATTGATAAAGTTTATGAAATGGGTGATTTAGAAGGTTGTACTAAATATGATTTAACTTCTTTTATTAAACATAGATTAAATACAAAAATGGGTGATTTAGGTTATGGTCCTATAGTAAATGGTATAGATGAAGAAGCAGTACAAAGAATGAGTTGGTTTGATAATTTATCAGCAGGAAAACAACACACAGATTTCTTTGCAAATAGAGTAACAAATTATAGTAAAGGTGTTCAAAATTGGGACGCAGCAGCATTATTTTAAAATATGGAAAACAACGCATTACAAGTAGATTATACAAATTGGGAAGCTGGAAAACAGTATCCTGAATGGATGGATGAAATTTCTTTAGCAACAGTATCAAAAGGATACTTATTGCCTGGGGAAACAGTAAAAACAGCTTATAGGAGAGTAGCAACTGCAGCAGCTAATAGATTAAAAAAACCAGAATTAACAAATAAATTTTTTAAATTATTTTGGAATGGGTGGGTTGGATTAGCATCTCCTGTATTATCAAATATGGGAACTGACCGTGGTTTACCTATTTCTTGTTTCGGCATTGATACACCTGATTCTATACGTGGAATTGGTTTAACTAACGCGGAACTAATGAAATTAACAGCATCTGGTGGAGGTGTAGGTATATCATTATCACGCATTAGAAAACGAGGAACAAGTATATCAGGTAATGGTAAAAGTGAAGGTGTAGTTCCTTGGGCTAAGATTTATGATTCAGCTATTATCGCTACTAACCAAGGTAATGTTCGTAGAGGAGCTGCTTCAGTAAATTTAGATATTAATCATGGTGATATTGATGAATTTTTGCAAATTAGAAGACCTAAAGGAGACCCGAATAGACAATGTTTAAATCTACATCAGTGTGTAGTAGTTGATGATTTTTTTATGCGTAAATTAGAAGCAAGAGATCCTGAAGCATTAAATACATGGGCAACTATTTTAAAAGCAAGAATGGAAACAGGTGAACCTTATGTAATGTATAAAGATAATGTTAATAAAGATAATCCTATTGCCTATAGATTAAATAACTTAGATGTAACAATGACAAATATATGTTCAGAAATTACATTATTTACAGATGAAGAACACTCATTTATTTGTTGTTTATCTTCTATGAATTTAGCTAAATATGATGAATGGAAAGATACAGACTCAGTAGAGTTAGCTACTTGGTTTTTAGATGGAGTAATGCAAGAATTTATTGATAAATCGTCTGGTAGGGAATCATTAAAAAGGACCCACAAACATGCTTCTAAAGGTAGAGCATTAGGGTTAGGAGTAATGGGGTGGCATACATTTTTACAACAAAAAGGATTACCATTTAATTCAATATCCTCTACTGCTCATACACATAATATTTTTAGTAATATTAGAAATAAAGCAGAAAAAGCATCAATGGAATTAGCTCAAGAATATGGAGAACCACTTTGGTGTAGAGGTACAGGAATGAGAAATACACATTTATTAGCTATAGCCCCTACAGTATCAAATTCTGTAATTACAGGTGGTATTTCTGCGGGTATTGAACCTCTTCCTGCTAATGTATATACTTTTAATGGTGCTAAAGGTACTTTTATTAGAAAAAATAAAGTATTACAAAACTTATTACAAGGAAAAAAAGAGGATAAAAATAAATGGTGGGACCAAATGTTGCAAGATGGAGGATCAGCACAAAATCTTCCAGATACTGTATTAAGTCCCGATGAAAAAGAATTATTTTTAACATTTTCTGAGATAAATCAATTGGAACTTGTGCGCCAAGCTGCAATAAGACAAAAATATATTGATCAAACCCAATCTCTGAATTTGTCATTTGATCCTAATGATTCGCCAAAATGGATAAATCAAGTTCATATGGAAGCATGGAAACTTGGGATAAAAACATTATATTACCTAAGAACTGATAGTGTGATAAAGGGTGATCTTGGCTCAAGAATGGCAGATTGTGTATCTTGTGATGGATAAACATATGTATTAACGTTATTCTTCATAGTTGTTAGTTACATTTTGTTTAACTAAAATCATATATTTTATGGAAATTTTAACTAAGATTGGCTCTTGGGCCAACAAACTGACTGAAATAGGAATTTCAGTTATTGCACTCGGAGTAGTACTTGAAGTATTATTCGGAGGAGTAGGTATCCCCTTTTGGAAAGATATATCTGTAGTGGATAATATTATGGGAATATTAGGTAATCTAGATGGCAAAGGTCTACTGGGATTAGTAGGTGCTTTTGTTCTTATTCATATACTTAAAAAATAGTAAATAGATTACGTAGAAAGATAAAAAGGGGTGCACTAGCGTCCCTTTTTTTTATATTTATGATCAAATTATTAAATAAAATTTTATAATGAAAAAATTATTACTATGGTTATGCTTAGCCTTACCTTTTCTAGGTATAGCCCAAGAAACAGCCCCAGTTGCCTTTAGATTAGATACTGAGCAACTTAATGTTCCCAACCCTGATCAAATGCAGGTATTTATCCAAACTAATGTTTCTAACTGGGTAGATATTCCAATGGAAGATGTTGGGGGAAATGGAATATGGAGAAAAGTTATTAATATAAATCATCCTACAGACGAAAACATAGATGTATTTTATAGATTTAAAATTACATCCTTTGGCAATAATGGATTACCCTGGACAGCTTGGGAAGGAGGATCAAATGTAGATTTAGAAGACTGTACTATCCCACCAAGTGAATTTGGCCTCGCAGGAGGTTTGGTAAGAGATATAGTAGTACCACAAGAATTAATAGATAACGGTACTTACGTTAATCCAACAGGAGAATATAAATTAACTCATTGTTTTAATATATGTGGTAATGCCCCTTGCCCCCCAGAACCTTGTGTAGATGGTTTAACTTCAACTAATGCTTACCAACAATGTTTAGATGGAGGTCAAGCTTTAATAGTTTTTGAATGGGGAACTGAATGTGAAATTCAATCTGTTGAATATTCTAATGTAGAGGGAGCAGGTCCATTCACATACCAAGTAGCCCCTGATGCAGTAAATTTTGGGGTTTATGCAGGTTATGGACAAATGCCTCCTAATTGGAGTGTAGAACATCAATTAATAGTTAACTTTGTAGATGGTACCCAATCAGAGCCAATAATTTATACACCTGAACCATGTATAGAAGGCTGTACAGATCCAAATTCTGAGTCTTATAATCCATGGGCAAACGTAGACGATGGTTCATGTTCTGGTACTACTTGTGATACAGAAGTAACAGATCAAATTACAGTAGAAATTACATTTGATAATTGGCCAAGTGAAACAGGATGGTCTTTGACAAGTGGTGTTTATGGTGTAATTGGAGAGGAACAAGATGGAACTTATGATTATAATGATATAGGTCAAACTTATACTTATAATTTCTGTGTTGACAAAAACGCAGGATTTGAATTTATAATTACAGATACCTATGGAGATGGTTTAGCTGGTTCTACTTCAGGTGGAACTTTAGATGGTTCAGTAAGAATTTATGATTGTAATGGGGATTTAATTTGGGAATTGGATCCTGATTTTGGAGAAGTAGCTTACTCAGGTCAACAGTTTGGAGTTGAATGTGAAGGAGTAGAAGAAATTTATGGTTGTACAGACCCAGCATACCAATCTTATAACCCAGAAGCTACTATAGATGATGGTTCATGTACTGAGCTTCATATTGTAGGGTGTACAGATGAAAATTCAATTAACTACAATCCAGATGCTACAAAACAAGAACTAATTCCTGTTTGTGATTATACTTTAATAATTAAAGATGCAGCTGGAGATGGTTGGGGTAATTCGTATTTAGGTGTATCTCAAGGTGATGTTCCACTAGGTACTTATACTATGGGACCTGGAGAGTATGAACAAACATTCCCACTACAATTATCTTCCTCTGAAGAAATTAAAGTTTATTATTTCCAAGTAGGAGGTCCACAATCAACACCTCAAGAAGTACAATTCCAAACTTGGCATAATTCATTTATTATAGAAGGTGCAGATGGAGAAATTTTAATTAGTGAAGGAGAAAATCCATTTGAAAATAATGGACAAGGTGCTTTACAAAATTTTGAATCGCCATTCTTTATAACATATACAGCTCTACCTTATTGTGGTGATATTTGTATCCCAATAGTAGAAGGGTGTATGACTGAAGGTTCATTAAACTATAATCCTGAAGCTAACGTAGATGATGGTTCTTGTATACCTTATATTGAAGGTTGTATGAATCCATTAGCATTTAATTACAATCCAGATGCTACAGTAGATGATGGTTCATGTGAAGAAGTAGTAGTAGGATGTATGGACCCAGAATCATTTAATTACAACCCAGAAGCTAATACAGCGGGAGATTGTATTCCAGTTATAGAAGGTTGTATGAATGAATTAGCATTTAACTATAATCCAAATGCAAATACAGCTGGAGAATGTATACCAGTAGTTCAAGGATGTACTGACCCAACTTCATTTAATTATAACCCAGATGCTAATACGGATGATGGTTCTTGTGAACCAGTAGTTTATGGCTGTACAGATCCTAATTCATTTAATTATGATCCTGAAGCAAATACAGATAATGGATCATGTCAAGAATTTGTTTATGGGTGTATGGATCCGGAATCATTCAATTATAACCCAGAAGCAAACGTAAATCAAGTATCAGCTACAGATTTTACAAATCCTTGTATACCAATAGTATATGGATGTACAGATCCAGAATCAGTAAATTACGATCCTGAAGCAAATGTAGATAATGGTAGTTGTATTACTGCAGTAGTAGGTTGTACAGATCCTAATTCTTATAATTATGATCCAGCAGCAAATGTTTCAGATCCTGAAGCTTGTTTATATGATGCTGGTTGTATAACAGGTCCAGGTGAACCATATTGGTTAAACGATCAATGCTATGCTTGGGTAATTGATGTAGATAATTATTGTTGTGATAACGATTGGGATCCAGTTTGTCAAGAAATGTATAATTACTGTGAAAACGGATGGCCAGATGGATTTGATATAAATGGAATGTTTAATAGATCATTTACAAGCATTGTAGTTTATCCAAACCCAACAGATGATATTTTAAATATTGGTACTACTTTAGATGTAACTTATTCATTAACAGATGTTACTGGTAGAACTATAATTAACAATTCAAATAAAAAAACAGTTGACATGTCAGGTTTAGAATCAGGAGTTTATTTCCTAACAATAAATCATGAAGGTCAAGTATTTAATAAAAGAATAATTAAACAATAAGATGAGAAAACTATTAATACTACTTTTAGTTATACCCTTTTTAGGTTTTAGCCAAGAATCTGAATCAAAATTTAAAAAGGAGTTAAAGAAAACACTTAAATTCTCTACTTTTTATGGTGCCATAAATGGTGGAACATCTTTATCAGATCAAAATTCGTTTTCAGTTAACACAGGAACCTTAATATCAGATGTAATAGAAACCCCTTTCGACTATTCAGTTGCTTTAGGAATAAGAAAAATTGCAAGATTTGATTATGAAAATAGAGCTAATGTATTTTATAATGGTACAGAAGAATCTTTTTCGGATAATGCTACAATTGGTAAAATAAAAGGATTTGAATTTTTATTTGAAGGTGATTATAGAAGAATTCAAGGTGAAACCTATTTAGATCAACACCACTTTATAAGATATGTTGCTGAAGATTGGGTTGCTAAAGTTGAATATCTTGTTGGTGGTTTTATTGATATTGAATATTTTCAAGCATCTCAAAGATATAGACATAACATAAATAAAGAATTTTCTATTAATATAGGAGCAGCTCAAAGATTATCTCAACCTTATGGGTATGATCCTTTAGCTGAATGGATGTTAGATAATGGCAACTTACATTATACTTGGTTAGCTATTCAAGAAGGATATACAGTTGACTTTGATGGTCAAGGAGGACAGACATATTACAACCCAGGAGGAGATGTTGTTGCTACAAGCACAGCGGTTTGGGAAGAGGTTATTATTCCTCAAGTTTTAGTTAATTATGTAGAAAAGAAACAGGATGAAGCTCCGCTTAGATTTGAATATTCTTTGATTGCTGGGTTTGATTACTACAAATATTCAAAGAATTTTTGGTTACATGCTTGGGGAAATATAATGCCCATTCATATAAACACCAATAATGAATTTTCTTTCCATAATTATAATGGAGGCCAATGGACTGATTACTCAGCAGGTTTAATTTTTGGTCATAAATTGACAAAATCACTTGGGTTATTTGCCGAAGGTACTTACAGTAAATATTGGAATAGAAATTGGCATAAATTTTCAATGGGAATAAATTATATAATATTTTAATTAAAGATGGCAAAGTCAAAAGAATTAAGCGAAAGTACGAGTTTTACAGTTAGTATTCAAACACTAATAGGTATTGCATTTGGTATTGCTACTGTGGTAGGTATGTGGTTCGCTCTACAAGCAGATATTGCAGAGGCTAAAGAACTACCCATTGCCCCGCCACCAGATGTTACAAGAATGGAATATGATATGAAAGATCAATTAATCCGTCAAACTATTATGTCAACTCAAGAAGATGTTCAGGAGTTAAAAGAAGACATGAAACGTATTGAGGACAAGATTGATAAATTAAGATAATTTATTATGAAAAAATCTATACTAAGTGTTTTACTTTTTATAACCAGTTTACCTTTATTAGGGCAAATAGAAGTTAAATACTTTAACGCAGCTTGGAATGCAGCTAATGAAATAGAATGGGTAGATAAATTAACTGACTGTGAAATAAAAAAGTATGATATAGGGGCTAATCCCGCAGACGCAGGAAAATTTAAAGTAGTAGTTGTACCAACTATATTAGTCTTCCAAGATGGAGAAGAAGTTGAAAGATATCAAGCAGATATTAGTTTTAAAATGAGTGCAACTAGAGAAGAAGTACAGGACGAAATAGATGAACTTATAATGAGTGCATTTTAATTCAATATTTATAATTGACGAATTAGTTATTAATTAAATTGTTATTTTATGTTAAACAAATTAAAACAAAAATGGATGGCATTTAAAGATATTTTTAATGACAAAAATGATATCAACGAAAAATCAGTAGTTGGTTTCGCAGCATTTGCAATTATGACTATTTTTGCAATAGTAGATTTAGTTACAGGATATGTAGGAAAAGATTTAGTAATTAATGAATTTATTTACGATTCATTTTTATTTATTACTTTAGGTTGTTTTGGAATTGCTGAAATTGGACAAATTTTTGGTAAGAAAAACGACAAAGGAGAATGAGGAAATTATTTTTTATAATCCCACTACTACTATGTTTCTCTTTATCTAACGCACAATTATTAACCGAAAATGATAAACAAAAACACTTTGCTGTTGGTGCAGTTATTGGTAGTGTGGCATACGGAATAATATTAGAAGAAAGCCAAAATAAAAAAACAGCTTTTATAGCTAGTGTAGCTACTGCTTTTGCTGTTGGATATTTAAAAGAAACCTACGACAAAAAAAATGGGTATGGGTTTGATAATAGAGATTTACTAGCAAGTACTTACGGAGGATTAACTATAGGTATTACTTTAGATATCTTTGCTAAAGAGGGTAAAAAAGGTAAAGGTATATTTAGGTTTAAAAAAAGAAAATAAATTATGAGTTGTTATACTAGAAAACAAATTAAAGACACAGTAATCACTAAAGGATATAAATGGTTTGAAAGTGGTAATTATAATCTAAATATTGTAGGAGTAAGAAACTCAAGCACGCTAGGAGTAGTTACTAATAAATTTGATGACTGTCTAACAGTATCTTATAATTTAGATGGAGAAGAAAAGTTTTATTGTTTTGATGCTACTACTGACCCAGGTTCACATTGGGAAAAAAATATATTGAATAAAAATGGAGTAGCAATTTTAAAACCTGGTCAATATAGGGGGTCACATAAAGTTGGACTTCATCAAGGTAAATATGAAGCATTAAGACAACAAAAACCAGTTAAAGTATATAGAGACAAAAACAAAGACGGTAAGTATGATCTACTAGAAGAAAATGTTTATGAAGGGATTTATGGAATTAATATTCATAGAGCAACAAAATGGGAAGGTAAAAAATCTACACAAATTGATAAATGGTCTGCAGGGTGTCAGGTAATAGCAGCTAATAACGATTTCAAATTATTTATGGAAATTGTAAATGAAGCTAAACATACTTGGGGTAATTCCTTTACATACACCCTAATCGAAAGTAAAGATATAGTATAATTGTTTGGCTCTTAACTAATCTCTTACTATATTTATAATTATGCTTAAGAATATTAAACAAGGAATGTTCCCATTCCTAATTGCATTTTCTGCCCTGTCAGTTTCAGCTTCGGCTGCTTTCTATTCAGTTAGTGGCCTTAGCAAACTTTTTGCGGGAGCAAGTTTAGAAGTTATTATAATGGCGGGTTCATTAGAGTTTGCTAAATTAGTTACAGCTTCACTTTTATACCAGTATTGGGATACAATTAATAAAACATTAAGAACTTATTTATCAATAGCTACAATTATATTAGTATTAATTACTAGTATGGGTATTTATGGTTTTTTAAGTGCTGCCTATCAAGAAACTTACAATAAATTATCTATTGTTAAAAATGAAAAGGCATTTATCCAACAAAAAATAAACTTTTATCAAAATGATGTTACAAGATATGATGAAGAACTTAAAAGAATTTCTAATAATATTAGTACTCTTTCCAATGCTAGGTCTCAACAAATCCAGGTACGAGACACCTCGGTGGTTGGAGGCGTTAGAACCACAATATCAACTTCCGAACTTAGATTGGCAGCAAGCCGTATCAAAACTGAAGAAGAAAATCGTAAAGGTGTTCAGTTTAAAAGAGAAATAGCAGCTGATAGCTTACAAAAATTTCAATTACAAGTATTAGAATTAGATAACAACACAGAAGTTGCAGGAGAATTAGGACCTCTTCAATACCTATCTGGGCTTACAGGTACCCCTATGGATAAGATTATTAATATACTTTTATTAATTATTATTTTTGTATTTGATCCTTTAGCTATTTCTTTAGTTGTAGCAGCAAACTTTGCTTTTGATAAAGCATATCCTAAAAGAAAAACCAGAAAAAACCTATATGGGGAAAATATTCCATTAAAAGAAATAAAAGTAAAAGATTCCGAAGAATTAAAAACACAAAAGGAATTTATGGAAAATTTAGATAATCTTGAAAAGAAAAAGGGGATGTTTCCTAAAAACTATAATGAAGAAGATGAAAAAAGAATGGACATTATAGGGCAAAACGGAAATGATGGTGAACATTATGATAAATTAGATGTAAATAAAGATGGAATTATTAGTAATGTAGACCAAGAAATAGCCAGAAGAAGAATTACTGAAATAGAAAGAATTCAAAAAGAAAAACCATTAACTCAAGAATGGATGAAAAATTTAAAAAAAGAAAAATCCCAACTTGAAAATAAATTAGATGAGTTAACTAAAAGATACTAATGAAAAATTTTTTAAAATTTGCATTAATTTGGTATAGTCAACAAATGGCAATCCCTTTTTGGGTTGTAGGGCATATTCATTTATCAATCCACACTTATCATAATGTAATAGAAATTTTATCTTCTTTAAGTTTAAATTTAGTTGTAGCAGCTGGGTTTTTTATAGATTATCAAGAAAATGGAAAAAAATAAAATAATACAAATAGCAAATAAAGTGTATCCTAATATTAGAGCATATTATGGTTTGGGTAAAAAAGAATACCCACCAATTGAAGTGCATAAAAATATTTTAGCTAGATTAAGTGGCGAACCAGATGCTCAAGGTGAACCCGCCGATGCTGAATATGATCGTGAAACAAATAAATTATTTATATATTCAGATTATAATAATAGTGTTGAAGACGTAATACGAAGTATTATTCATGAGTATGTTCATTATTTACAATCTGGTTCTTGGATGAAAAGATACTACAGTATGGGCTACAAATATGGTAATCACCCATATGAAATCTCAGCTAAAAAGGCTGAAGAAAATTGGAAAATGTTCGCGTAAAAATTTGGCTATCAGGGATAGGGTTCGTATATTTACGTGTTAAAATTTAGGTTATGTTTAAAAAGTACAAAAAAGAGATCGATACAGTAGCAAGTTTTTTGTTTATTGCAGCAATATTTTATACATTATACTTCGCCCTTTGGGTGTTTTGTCCTTGTTAATATGTTTAAAGTACATCTTAGTAAAAAAGCTATACAAAAAAGACTAGACGAGAACTACCAAAAACTAAATTATAATCAGTTTAGGTGGTGGCGTTGGTATGAATCACGAAATAAATCATTACCATATAAGTCTAGTTTTAGGGATAAAATACTAAATGGTGATTATGATACTTCACCCTATATGCTTCAGTCACAGTTGTGTGAGCATATGTTGAATGAATTATTAGAAGAATGTGATTCTGATTATCAAAAATATTTAGAAAAAGGTAAGTTATTAATAGCTCGAAGAAAAAGATTATTAGAGGATTATGAAAAGGATGAATTTAATAAACTAGAGGAAATTTATTCCCAATTTCAAAAAAATTTTGATATTACTAGAGAACAAGTAGAGGAAGAAGCTATAGAATGCCGTGATGGTCTAATAGATCTTTATTATATTATAGAAGAAAAATATAGAAAAAAACATTATGTCTCCAAAAGGGGGCGTCCAAGAAAAATATGAAAGTAAGTCACGAAGTACCTAGTTGTTTATTAACCGCATCCCCTGAATTTAATGATTACGATTATTGTCTTCCCCATTTATTAGATCAAGATGAGGATTATTTACAATATTTTAGGAATGCTAAAGAAGCTGGTCGTTATATTATTATGGATAATTCGCTTCACGAATTAGGTAAAGCATACAACCATAAAAGATTATTACATTGGATTACAGAATTAGAACCAAATGAATTTATAGTACCAGATGTTTGGATGAAATGTTCCCAAACTGCGGCTCAAGCAAAATATTGGTTGCAGTACAAATACCCTAAAAACACTAAAATAACAGCCGTAATTCAGGGTGAAAATAAAAATCAAGCTTATTTATGTGCTAATTTATTAGCTAATTTGGGTTATAGTAAATTATGTGTATCTTATGGTGCTACTTGGTATAATGATTTCTTCCCACACACTAACCCAGATATGGGAAAAGCATTAGGTAGAGTACGATTTGTACAGGGATTACTAAATTTAAAACAATTAAAAGATATTAAGTTTCATTTACTAGGTTGTTCAATACCACAAGAATTTGGTTGGTATGATAATGATCCTAGAATTGAATCAATTGATACTTCAAATCCAATTATGGCTGCTTTAGAAGGTACTTTGTATTCTGAACATGGTTTAAATAGTAAACCGAAAGCAAACATGAATGATCATTTTAATATGGATTGGGAAGATATCGAATATGAAAGTATTTTACACAACACAACATTATTTAGAGAAATTAATAATATTAAAAAGAGAGATATATGGCCAAATTAACAAGAAATGTAAATTATTGTAATTATAGATGGGAAGAATATGTGCTAACAGAAGAAGAATTAGCACAGTGGAAAACAGGTGATGAAGATCTTCAACAAGAAATCATAGATAATGCAGATTGGGACCTAGTAAGAGATAAACCAATTGATGATTATAGTGACGTAGAATTTGTAGACGACGAAGAATAATGAAAATACCTTTAGATTTATATTATTGGACAGCAACAGTCAACCATGAAGTATGGTTAATTGATGCAGCTACAGAAAAAGAAGCTTACGAGAAAATAGAGCTTGAAGAACCTGGAGCTGATATAGAAAATTTAGTTAAAACAAACATAATAAAAGTCATATAATATGGTAGAAGCAGTAAAACATGCATTAGGATTTTGTGGTGAACATTGGCACCCAAATCTTTGGACTCTTTTAATAGGAGGGTTTGGAATTGGTACTATTTATTCGTATATTAAATTATATTTTAAGTGTAAACTTAAACAAATAAAAACAGCGTTTGCCTATACGCTTAATAATACCTGGCAAAAATTTAAATTATAATAACATGGCAAAACATTGTGTAGTTTCGTTAAGTGGTGGAATGGATAGCAGCACCCTATTGTTAAGAGCTATCAACGAATATGATACTGTAACAGGTATCTCATTTGACTATGGTCAAAAACACAGAGTAGAATTAGAAAGAGCTCAATCGTTAATTAATTATCTAGCAGATAATGGTCATAAAGTAAATTATAGACAAATTAAACTAGATGGATTAGTAGATTTATTAGATTCAGCATTAACTGAAGGAGGTAAAGATGTACCTGAAGGTCATTATGAGCAAGATAATATGAAGGAAACAGTTGTACCTAATAGAAATAAAATGTTTGCTTCTATAGTTCAAGCAGTAGCATTATCTGTAGCTAATAAAACAGGAGAGACTTGTGATATTGCCTTAGGTATTCATGCAGGTGATCATGCTGTTTATCCTGATTGTAGACAAGAATTTAGAGATGCAGATGATGCTGCTTTTAGAATTGGAAATTGGGATGCTGATAGAGTAGGTTATTTTACTCCATATTTAGATACAGATAAATTTGGTATATTACAAAATGGAGAAATTTTATGTGCAAAACTAAAAATTGATTTTGATGATGTCTATTCTAGAACTAATACTAGTTATAAGCCTTTTCCTAGTGGGAACAGTGATTATAAATCTGCTTCATCTGTTGAGAGGATTGAGGCGTTTATTGCTTTGGGTAGGAAAGATCCTGTGCAATATGAAGATGAAACTGGTCCTGTGGATTGGGAAATTGCAAAATCAAGTGTTGAAGAAGTTTTAGCTGAACACTCAGCTTAAAAATATGCCCCGTGGAGCAGTAGGTAGCTCGCTTTGGCTTAACTCGGCGCAAAATAAATACGATCGTGAAAAGCAAAGAGGTCAAGGAGGTCGCAGGTTCGAGTCCTGTCGGGGTCAGCAAAATTAAGTATATGGAAGATTTTAATAATATTGAAAAAGATAGAAAAAACTTAGAACACATGCCTGATCAGAGGTTACATCAGGTTATTAGTTTTATTAAATCAGGAATTAGAATAGTTGGATATGGACTTTTACTATATAACGTGCCAATTGCAGTAGGAGTTCTTATATTAAGTGAAGCAATTGGTATAATTGAAGAATTAGTATAATGAAGAAAATTTTATATTTTAGTGCTCCTTGGTGTGGTCCTTGTCAAATGCTAGGTCCAACTATGGATTCTGTAGCCAATGAAGTAAATTTTACTAAAATTAACGTAGATGAAGACACAAATACCTCAGTTAAATATGGTATTCGTAATGTTCCTACTCTAGTTTTAGTAGATAAAAGTGGTAAAGAAATTAATAGATTAATAGGAAATGTTTCCAAACAACAAGTAATAGATTTTTATAATGGGTAAATTTCAATCAAGTAAAGTATTTGACGGATTTAGTACAGTGTTTCGTCAATGGAAGGCAACAACAACACACTGTAGATTTGTTCATGGTTATGGAATTTCATTTAAAGTTTATTTTGAAGGAGAACTAGATGACAGAAATTGGGTTTGGGACTTTGGAGGAATGAAAAGAGCTAAAACTAAAATAGATGGTAAGTCTCCTAAAGAATGGATGGATTATATGTTTGATCATACTTTAGTGGTAGCAGAAGATGATCCTGAAGTAGAAGCATTCAAACAAATGGATACTGCGGGTGTAGCCCAAGTAAGAGTAATACCAGCTACTGGTGCGGAAAAATTTGCTGAATATATTTATACCAAATTAAATAGTTTTGTTAAAGCTGAAACCGATAACAGAGTAAGAGTAACGAGAGTGAAATTTATGGAGCACGGTAAAAACGCAGCAAGCTATAGTGAATAAAAGTATAATAGTGAATGAAAAACCACTTTAAAAAATTAACAATATGCATAAGCAACTAAAAAGGGTTACGGACTACAATAAAAGACTACCTATTGTAGAAATATACACAGCAGTACAATCAGAAGGAAGCAGAGCAGGATACCCAACAGTAGTAATTAGAACTACAGGGTGTACTCATAGATGTTATTTTGGTGAAGGAGGATGGTGTGATAGTTGGTATACAAGCATTCATGCAGAAAAAGGTAAATTTACCTTTAATGATATTATTGCAATGTATAAAAAGAACCCCCATATATCAGAAATGATGTTAACTGGAGGTTCACCTACTATGCATGGAGCATTAGTAAACGAATTAACACACTTTGCACATGAAAATAATATATTTATTACTATCGAAACTGAGGGAAGTCATTTTCTACCCACAGATTACCCTATTAATTTGCTATCTATTAGCCCTAAGTTTTCTAATTCTATACCAGTATTGGGTGTAAAAACACCACAAGGTGAAGTTACAACTGAAAAAATGATTAAAACACATAATAGGCTAAGGTGTAATTGGGATGCCATTAAAAAATCCATAGCTTACCATTCAGATTTTCATTTAAAACCTGTTTGGGATGGAAAAGATCAAGGGGCATTAGCTGAAATTATGGATGCAATAGCTCAATTAGAAATTAAACCTGAAAAAGTTTGGTTTATGCCTGCTGGAGATTCTAGAGAAGCATTATTTAAATCTTATCCTGTATTATTTGATTGGGTAAGAGATAATGGTTATAGAATGACTTGGAGACCTCATATTATTGCTTTTGAGGATAAAAGAGAGGTATAAGAGATGTCTAAATGGGATGAAATAAATGAAAAATTAGAATTTATTTATCTTAATACTGATAGATGCTGTCAAGATTTATGCGAAGGTCAAGAATGTAAATATAGGGTAGAAGAGATAATGGAGTTATTAGTAGATATAAAACAAAAATATGATAAAGTTAATTTATGGAAGTGATACAGGTAATACTGAACACGTTATAGATAATATACTATTAACAGAGTTAGAAAATAAGGGTTTTGAAATTAATGTAACTTGCGTTAATGAAGTAACTGAAGAAGATTGGAATCATAATAAATTTATATTAGGTATTCCTACTTGGTATGATGGTGAATTACAAAGTGATTGGGAAGATTATTTTGATACCTTTAAAGAAATAGACTTTACAGATAAAACAGTAGCTATATTTGGTTTAGGAGACCAAATTGGCTATGAAGAATGGTTTTGTGATGGTATTGGAATATTAGCTGAGGTAGTTCTAAAAAACGGAGGTAAAGTTATTGGTTATACTGAAAACGATGATTCGTATGAATTAGATGAAACCCCTAAGTCTTTAGTTAATGAAGATACTTTCTATGGGTTATGTTTAGATGAAGATAATCAAGATGAACTAACTGAAGAGAGAATAGAAAATTGGGTTGATAAATTAAAAAAAGAATATTATATTAACAATAAATAAAAGTTATATACATGGAGAATAAACGTAGAAAAAACCACACAGACTTAGAGGTGGTGCAAGAAGGATTTGCAAATGGTGTTGCCCCCGGCTTTCCTTTTACGGATAAACAAAAACAAAAAATGATTAATAATGCAGAAAAAGCTTATGGAAAGTTTTTAGATGCATTAAAATGTGATTGGAGAAATGATCCCAATTCAATGGAAACACCTCGACGAGTAGCTAAAGCTTATGTTAATGATTTATGGGCTGGTAGATACACAGCAATGTCTCCTATTACATCATTCCCATCAGATGGTTATGATGGTATTGTTATTGAACGTAATATACCATTAACTTCAATGTGTTCTCACCACCACCAAACAATTGGGGGAGTTGTTCATATTGGTTATATAGCAGGAGAAGGTGGACAAGTAATTGGATTATCTAAATTAAATAGAATTGTAGAATTATTTGGTAGAAGAGGAGCAATTCAAGAACAACTTACATCAGCTATACATAATGCTGTAGATAAAATTACAGATGGAAATAAAGGTGTAATTGTTACTATTGTAGGAACTCATAATTGTGTAAGTTGTAGAGGAGTTAAACATCAAGGAGCAGCAATGGTTACAACAAAAGCATCAGGTGTATTTAGAAAAAATGAAAATTTAGCTCGTAAAGAGTTTTTTGATAGTTTAAAAATTAATAATGGTGGACACAATATTTAAGTTATGTTAAAAATAGAAGAGAAAAAAATAAAAGTTAGTTGGGATGATGTTGAGGAAGCAGTAAAAAAATTATGTGATATTATCAAACCTGAAATAGATAATGTTTCCTCTATACATGGAATATCTAGAGGTGGGTTAATTCCTGCTGTTATGGTTTCACATAGATTAGGCCTTCCTTATGTAGATGTTCCTATTAAAAATACAATGGTAATAGATGATATTTGTGATAGTGGAGTTACATTAAGAGATTATAAAGCAACTTGGAAAGGAGCTTTATGGTTTAAACCTAATACCTCATGTTTTACCCCAACTTGTTGGGCAGAAGAACATTTAGGAGATGAGTGGTTAATTTTTCCTTGGGAAAAGTCCAACTCAGAACCAATTCAGGATTATCTAAAAACAAAGGAATTTAAGGAATTTGCTGAAAATGAAGACAATTCTGTGGTTTGGCCCGAAGAAGATAGTAAATTACACACTGTAGGAGGTTTAACTAACGATAAAGAAGGTTCTTTTATGGAATTTTTAAATAAAATTGATAAAAAAAATAAAAATGGGTAAACAATTAGAATTTTCATATCAATGGGAAAAATTAAAAGATGTCCCATTTGTAAACGAAGTAGAACAATTTAATGCCACATTTGGCAAACCAAATAATTATGAACCAACAATACCAGAAAAAAAGGAATGGCAATTCGTATACGACTTTGTACTTGAAGAA